GTTTCCGACGCTCTCTCAAAAAAGACCCGGGGGCTATACGATCGCGCTTACCGCTGTTACATCTGACGCAAGCTGCAATCATATTATCTTCGACGCTGATTCCACCCTTACTTATTGGGATAATGTGGTCAACTGTGTTGGCTTCTTGTCCGCAGTAATAGCAAGTGTAAGCATCGCGAATCAAGACCTTCTCGCGCATTACTTTGTAATGAGTTTTATCGTATTCTCTAGCCATTACTATCCCTCATTAGATAACGCATATAATCTTTCTGTCTGTGCGTTTTAAGCCTATGGCAATTAGCACATAACGTCATTAAGTTATCTACATCATTATTATTCTTATCGCCGTCTATATGATCCACATCTAATTGACCCATCCATTCAGGCACAAATCCGCAATTCTCACATTTATCCTTCTTATGTTGAGCATAAAGCCTTTTACGACGACATTGTGTGCAAATACGTTTATATCGTTTACGCCCATTTTGCCAACCAGCGCTTGATATTGCATTGCCACAAGCACAATACTTACCGCTTATGCCCATTAAATACCAATCGATTCAACTGTGTCCATTGCATCATCACTTGAGTAAGAGCACTCATTACCACACTTACCACATCGCCTACACATTAGTGCCATCCCTTAGTCTTTAGATGATTAAGAGCTTTACAAGGTGAGCCATCGTATCGATGATCAAGGTATCTCATATGCCATCTAACCTGCGCCCTAGGTGTTAGGTCTTTTACCTTAACGTTACGCATTTGAGCCAAGCCATAATGCGAGCCATTAACCGCCAGCGGATTGAACCGACTCTCTCGCCATATGAGCTCAACCCAGCATTGAGTCTGCTCAAGGTCGCCCTGTAAGTGATTCATTGCTACTAAAGCCCAATCAGTTTGATAACGCTTAAGACCATAAGCATTTGAGTTAGGTGATTGAATGATATTGATAAGAACGGCAGCTAAGGTTAAAGCCATCAGGCGAAGACAAAAGGCCGGCCAAAGACTCGACCGCCGGGCTGCCTTCGGGCCGCGGTCGGCTTCGAGGCTAGCATACGAGTCAAATCGCTTACGCATTAATTCTCCTATCATCTCATATAGTGAGACAAGTTTTATTAGTATTTAATTTAACTCTAATACTTCAACTGTTTCAATGGCTTTACCTATTATCGCATCCTTTACTTTTTCCCTACCATCCTCACTAAATTTAGTAGTCAGATAAGGCTCAGATGCACTACCAATCGCCCAATCAACTATCTCACCATTTGGCGCAATAACTAAATCATCAACGTATTTGAGATGGCTTAATACATAATCAACATAACTAGGCCTAACCGTTTCGACTATCTCACTAGGCATCTGGCTTTTCACCCATTCAATAAATTTACGATCTGAAGTGATTTCCCATTTGAATTTAGGTTGGACGGTAGTCACATAAGCCACCGTCTCACCGTCCAATTCAGCCTTTATCCGGTCTGCTCCGATGTTGTCCATCTCGGCTTGGAGTTCGGCTCTTAGGCGGTCTTTTGCTTTCTTGGCTTCGTCGGCTATTAGGCTTACTGCCGCTAGCTTCAGACTCGCTTCCTTGATTCCCATTTCGCTCCCTTTTCTTCGCTCGATATAACCGCATCCTTAAACTCTCAACCGATATTCCGGCATCCTTGGCTATGAACTCCTCATCGAAGCCCCAACTTCTAAGTAGCCGGATATATTGGAGAGAGTGTCGTTTCATTTCTTGCCAGCCCATCCATCACCCTTGAATATAACTCCCGGGCTACTGAATTGCTTCTCCATTGGTATTTGACAATCTGAGCACCACATTGAGTGATTAGAATAGACGCTATAAGTCTGCTCTACTGTGATTTGGCAGTTAGGGCACTTGAACTCATAGGTCGGCATCCTGCATCCAATCCTTATGGCCGTTAAACATTTTAACTTGGATATTCTCCAGTCCAGCTGCTATTCGGCAAATACGGCATTTAGACGCTTTCATCTTGTAGTTGCCGCATTGCTCGCAACGATGAACATCATCTTCCTTGGCAGCTAGGCGCTCGGTTGGATAGATGATCCGTTGCTCGAAGCATCGCTGACATTCGATTAGCCATACCTCTCCGGGCGCTTCGGGTATATCCGGGCAATCGTAAGTCTTTAGAAGCCTATGAGCTGTATTGTCTTTGCAAGACCCACATTTGAACGGATGATAATCCCCAATCACTTCTTGAATACCCACTTGCCGGACTCATCGACTTTCATCCATTTAGCCGGACATTGCTCTTGGCGGTCTTTGCTAGTGCATACCCAACCTCGATAGTCCTTACCTTCCTTGTTGCCCGTTTTGAGCACCATTGGGCCGTGATTGCAGATTGGAACTTCATCCGCTATCTCAGCGCCTAATGCTTCGACCAAGTGCTCGATGTTATGGACGATTGGTTCTGGGTCATCCGGGCGTTGCTCTCTAACGAATTCTGCCAATTTTGCAGATGTTGTTTGTATTGGTTTATAGTGACTCTGGTTGGGTTTAGTCCCGTTTGGCTTTGCCAAGTATCCAGCAAGTTGTAAAGCTCTCTGCAAGCTTCCAGTCTCTGCAAGTTCAAGCGCATATTGTTTGGTTTTAACTTCCGAGGAAAGACCCGTCGTCCAAGGATTAGCATCAACTTCAGTTCTAAAGATTTCAGTTTTGACGATATAGACATCGCACTCCTTTGCTAGTGATTCGGCCAAGACGTGAGTTTTAATGCGGTAGTCAGGATGGGCTTTAGTAAATTCGGCAAAACGTTCCCATACCCCAACATAGTTATCTAGGTAGTTCGACATTTAATTGCTCCCTTGTTGCTACGCTGTGGAGTCCATCCATCAGCTGCTCTTTTAATGAATAGAACTGACCGTCAGGCCAATTTTGTAAATCGGCAGCACACTCCAAGCAATAGAAGCGCACTTGATTTCTTCTCATCGGACTAGCCGATACGCATTTCCAATATGCCATTTTCATAGCGTTTGGATGCCAGTTATTTCCCTTTACTGTTCCCCAACGTTGCTTGCAGTAATCGCACCATTGGTCTTTATTTGTGTTACGCAGTAGGGTCAAAGTCGCTCCAATCGGTAAATCGGAGCTGGCCCAAAATAGTGGAATATCCGAGCAAATCGATAATCGAATCTTCCCTACTCGGGCTTTCCACAAGTCGGCTGAGTTTGACCGCGATAAATACCAATGCCAACTCAGATGGGTCTCTGAGCTGAATACCGAGAGTTCGGCAGATGTTGTAAACGCGTAGTAAGTGACATCTCGGATCACCATACGCGAACCCTCTTTCCCGTAAGGTGTCGCCAGCAATCTCAAGCCACTCACTTAACGAACGGTCGGCTAATTCGTCCATCCTTCAGCCCCCTTTCATATCCTTTGCGGAATGATTCATCTTGGCGTTGTTCAGCTTCACCCCAAATCTGTCCAACCAGTAATCAGAAATTTCTTTACGCGATAGGCGACCGCGCACACTTTTGCGTCCAAGATTCTCCATCGCATAACGACGAATCAACTGGCCTTTGACGTAATTCTTGCCATCAGTCCAAGCTCCAGACTGAGTGTCAAAATTGATTACCAGGATAGTTTGCATATCTGCTCGCTAACTAATTCAGGAAGCGGAATTGGGTTTATGTCGTTTAATACTTCATAATGACTTCCGCTTGGATGTATCGACGGAGCAGTAACTACATAACCCTTATATTTGACATCGATTCCGGTGATACCGCTTCTATATTGCCCCGGATTTGTGTCTTGATAATAAAGGTGAACGCCATCTCCGGTTTTGACGGTAAAGGTCTGATCCCAAGAATCGTCTACTTTACCGCCGTTGCGGAAATCTACGTCGAGAATCACTAAATTTGAATGAATGGCGCTAACGCCTAAATTCATATTTGGATCAAGATTCAGCCAAAATTTAACTAAATCCAAATCCTTTGTTGCATCCAAATAAGCCCGTTTGATTAAACCAAAATGAGGTTCTTTGGATTTTGGTAGGCAAGGCATAACCGCCCAACCTTTGCCAATATAGCTTTCAGCTGCGTTTAAGGTATTTTCAGCTTCTATTTTTAGCATTTTGCTCCCTTGTAAACCCTAGGTAATTGGATTTACTAGATAAGGGTTGCAGATTAAATCGATTTAGACAAGAAGCAAGGTGGCGTGTCGGCAATTTAGAAAGCCGACTTCCTTTTGAATCTGTTCAGACCCGGCAAAATCGGTCTTTGTGGGAAGCGTCCTTAAAAGCCATTCAGGGGCGTTTATAGCCCCTAAGTCGAACTGGTAAACACCCTTAGGCGTAGCGTTGATATAAAGCGTCCTAGCGCCCGTTCTAGCCCTTATTTCGGCCAAGTAGTCCCACTTCTTACGTTCAATCATTAACTCGTCGTAGTGGGTTCTACGGCACTTAAGCTCGATATAAGCGTCTGAGGTTATACCGTCGGCTCGGTCGGTCGCTGATAGTGGCGTTAAGTCCGGGAATTCGGCCTTTAGCGCCTCGAATAATTCGACCTCTCGGAAGTAAATTAGATATCTTCCTCGCCGTCTTCCCAACCGATTTTCTTGATTGGGTCAGCCGGATCTACAAACCAGTCCGGCCAAGAATCGCGTTCCATAGCAAAAGCCAAGGCGAAGTCAGCCTTCCAACCAGCTGCTAAAGCTGCGTCGTAAATGGCTTTCGATTCGATAAATCGTTGCTCTAGCTTTGTTGGAAAAGGATTGGCTACTGTGCGCGGCTTACGGACTTTACGCTTCTTTGGCGCTTTCTTAGCGACGCGTCTTCTTTGTGCCATTTGTGACCCTTTCCCTTAGAGCTGTCTCAAGGGTAGATTCTAACTTGTCAAGCCGCGAAATCAGCGGAAGGTTTTCAAGTTTTATGATGTAGCGAAGTCCGGCAATTAGTAGGCCAATCGATCCAAGGACGGATGCGACGAAGCCAGCGATGTTACTTGCGTCCATATTCCGGGGAGTTCTTATCTGCCCATCGAAGCGCTGGAGCTGTGATAGCGCCAATCAAAACGGCATATTCGGGAGCAAAGTCGAGTAGGAACGAGACTCCAAGAGTTACGCCGGAAGCTGCAACTGCTAGGCAGTAATCCTTAAACGCTTCTCTAAACTGTGGAGTTTTGATTTTCTCAATTAGCGCTTTCATTTGTCTCCTTTGGGTTGAGTTGAAAGAACGAGCCGTCTTTATCGCCTAGGGTCGTAAAGCTGATATGAAGATGTGAGCGGTGAGGGTTAGTCCCATTATATTTTCGCCACTTCCATCGAAGGATTGAAGATGCGATTCTGCCGTCGTAGATGACGTATTTGATTCGCTTATCTCCGCGTTTAGCGCAGCGTCTAATCTGGTCGGCGAGTGTGTGAGCTTCTTCAGGATGGGCATTTAAGTCGCTGTCTATATCGAGAGCTCTGACGATTCCATCCATTGGGATATGATCCGAAGAACCTTTAGCGAGATGGCGAGCGTCAGCAATCCAGCCATCGCTACGCCTATCGCGACTCGGATAGTCATCGTCAATTTGCTCCCTTAATTGAACTCCAGCTTTGCAGAGTTTTGCCATTAGCTTAGAAGTAGTTTGGCTTCTTCTGAAGTTAATCCAAGTTTGTCTAGTAAAGCCTGACGAGCGGTTTCTTTCGCTGCGGCTTCGGCTTGACGAATTTCATCTTGTTCTTTGGCTGAATCAAACTTTTGGATTTCTTCAGCAGTTGCTTCTCTTATTTTCTCTTCGCCTGTTTCGCAATTAACTTCTTTAATAGTGTATGTCATTATTTCACTCCATAAAGTAGGGCAGTTCCAGCATCAAAATTTGTCGGAGTTGAATTAGTAATGGTTAAAGATGAAATAGCAGATGTGCTGTCAATCCATCCACCCTCAATTACACCATTCGTTTCGCTTGTTCCTTGACTTCCAAAAAGATGGAAAAATTTTCTGTAAGTTGATGACGCATATTGACTAATCGTTAAATAATAACCCGCTTTTGTTGCAGTATCTGCATAAATAGTAGTTACTCCTATGTTTGTTACTGCATTTTGTTGTTGCGGAGTACCACCGCCAGTTATGCCAACAGCATATACAGAACCACTAGGAGGAGTGACATACAATCGCCAATTGCCACCCGTTGCAACGCTCGCATCTATGATAACAAGATGCAAATTTATGTAAGTTGAAGGAATTGAAGATAAAGAAATTGAAGATGAACCGGATAGCGAAGTAGTGCTAATTAAAGTCATACCACCGCTTGACGGAGTAGCCCATTCAGGAGCAGTTGCCCCCGAATTAACTGTTAAAACTTGTCCGGCTGTTCCAATAGGCAATGAAGTATTGACGTTTGATGTTGCCGATCTGTAAGCAATAGCGCCAGTCGTTGTCTGTGGGTTGAGATTTTTTGTTGTTGTATCGATCGCAGTTCCAAGCGAACGTATCGCGCTGGCTCCATCCTTAACCAACGCCGTATCGTCAGGCGTTGTCCAGCTATAATTCGTAGTGGTTGCCATTGTTCTCCTTTAGGCGACTATTGTAGCCTCAAGCCAAGTCAAGGTTGGGCTAATTGTTTGCCAAGTCTCGGTTGCTGGAACGTTATTCCAGCGGAAGGCTTGGAGTGAATATGCTATAGGTGAGACATTGAGTTCTAGGGTTAGGCGGTTATAGCCAGCTCGCCAAGTCCATCCTTCGACGAATCCTTGGAATTCTCCGTTTACCATATTGGATGGAAGATTCTGAATGTTAAGCGGTAAGCCCATAAAGACGTTAAGTAACGCATCCCGGTCGGTGTCGTCAATCTCCGGGCTTCCTATCTCAAAAGTTATGCGACTAAGTTGATATTGAGGATAGGCTCGGATGGCTAAATAAAAGTCGGCTTGATCTTCAGCATCGTTTTGATTTTTTAGGGTTGTTGCCACCGTTGCTGCTAATTGACCGTATTCGGAAATAGAAGCCGCGTCTGATTCGGTAACTGAAGAATTGCCTGAGCTTGTGTAACTGATGGTAATTGAGTTGCGAACGTCCCCAGCGCGTTTAACAATATTGAGACCCGGGCCAGTTGCGTGATTGCCGTCGAGATCGACGTAGCCATTGGCCGATAGATATTCGCCTCGGTGAGTCGAGTCAGCGTAGCCAATCCGGCCTTGAGCATCTTCATAAATATAACCAAGCCCGGAAGTTGCCAACTGGCTTACAATGGCATAGACGTTATTTAGCACATTGCTTTGAGAGTCAAGATCGTAGTTGCCCGGTCGGTCAATTTCCCCTAAACCACTATTTTGCGCATTAGCCCAAGTTACTGTCGGATTGTAATCGTTCCAAGTTAAAGCTGCTGGCACTTCATCCCAAGTATCAAAAAGAACTCCGGAAAGAATGGCGTATATCTGGTCGCCATCTTGGTCGGATGAAATGTTGCCATCAAATACGGCTCGAGCTAAACGAGCTAGTGAGCCAATGGCTATTATGTTTACGCGCTGGCTTAGAGCTGTTGATCCGCTATTG